GGGTACATCCTCGAATATCCTCGATGTTGATTTGTTGGAAGAGACAGAACTCGATGAGAACGAGCTAGACGAGGATGAATTGCAGGAGGAGATCGGGAGGCTAGACATAGACCTTCTGAATGTGGATTTTCTGACCGACCTGCTTGCCATCATCGAGGTGTCTGCTACGAAGGACGATGCCCAGGTGTCAGAGATCGACGGGGTAAAGCTGGAGGGCATTCTTGCTGGATTCGACCAGCAGAATCAGACCTACACATTCGTCGAGGGGGAGGTGCTGACAATCTACCGAAGTGTTGAGAACACCTTTGATCTGGAGCTGGATAAGGCGGGCGCTTATAACATATCAGTGCTGACGGCTGGAAAGGCGATGGACATCACGGTGAACGGCGGGGGCGAGAATGCGATATATATTAACCAGTCTCATTAGCCTTCCCCTCTTTGCAGCAGACAACTCCGTTGAGATCGACCTGAAAGGCAACTCCAGCATCTACATTGACCAGATTGGTTCGGGGACTACGGCCCGAGTGTGGTGTGGATTGTCTAATGGAACTTACGCCACCCATACCTGTACCAGCGCCACGATTGACATAGATCAGGACGGCACGGGGAATCTTGCCAAAGCCTACTCACAATACACAAACCATACCGGGAATGAGTACACGATAAATCAGGATGGGAATGACAATATCGGGTATATAGATGCCGATGAGGATGATAATGAAATGACCATCACTCAGACGGGTGATGACATGGAAGCTGAGATATACATGTCCGGTGATGACAATGAATACGCTATCTCACAGACCGGGACCGGTGAGCACTATGCGAAGATGTACGCATTCGGAGATGATAGCGCCTGGACAATTACTCAATCAGGGGTTGGCGATCACAACGCCTACATCAAGTCCTGCAACAACTGTAACAACAACGATGCCACGATTACTCAGTCAGGCAGCGGGAACAAAGACGGCGACATCGAGTTCAAAAACAACCCCAGTGACAATTCCACTGTGAATTTGACCCAGAGCGGGGATGGCGCACACGTTGGAAACATACGAGTTGAGCAGGGAAACTATACGGTTAATGCCACACAGACAGGGACCACGGTCAAGGGCTATACAGTTGTCCTGAACTGTACGTCGAGTTGTAATAAAACTGTTACAGTCACTCAATATGACTGATACTAAAATAGAGTATACGCCGAGGTTTTCTATCGCAGAGATCCTTTGGGAGGACTCTTGGATAGAAACAAAGGATTTTTCAATAGCCGAGGCTCCTGCTTTTAGCCCCGTTGTTCGTTCGACAGTGGGGTACTTAATTAAAGAGACGGACGAGTGCGTCGTTCTTGCTACCGACTTATATGAAAAAGAACAGCATTTAGCTAACACGCCAATGATAATCCCGTGGAGCGCGATTCTTGCTTTTTGGGAGTTTGACGTCCATTGAAATGGACGCTTTCAGCGTTGGCGGTTGTTTTACTCCTTCGGGCCTGGGACCCGTGGCCTATTGAAACCATCCGTCTTAAATACTTCGACGCGCTACTGACCTCAAAAGAATCCACTGAAAGTCAGACTATCTCTCTCTACAACATTGATGAAAATGAGCTGGCACGGGGCGGCCAATGGCCTTGGCCTCGTCAGCAGCTCGCAGAACTAAACAGGAATCTTCTTAATTCGGGTGCGTCAGCAGTCGTATATTCGGTTCTGTTTCCAGAAGAAGATCGGTTCGGCGGCGATTTTGAATTTGCTGAGAGCATGGATGCTATGCCGACATTTTTGTCTGCTGTAGCAACGGGGGATACCGATCGTCAAGATGGCTGGGCCATAGGTGTTGCCACATTAGGGCCGGTGCATGAGAACGCTATAAATTACCCTGGAATCTTACCGAATGTGCCCGTTCTTCAAGAACGCGCGATAGGCACCGGTATTGTGAACACTGCTCCGGAGGTAGATGGCCTTGTCCGTAGAGTGCCGATGGTAATTCGAGTAGGTGAATCTTTGTACCCTGCTCTCGGATTAGATGTATTACGAGGATTAGCGGGGGACCTTTCTTATCAGGTAAGAGGAGGGGATAACGGCATACAGGCTGTTCGAGTGCCCAGTTTTGAAACAATAAATACCGATGCGGCGGGAAGAGTGTGGATAGATTGGTCAGCAGAGTTTTCTCAGGAGCCGTTAGTACAAACCATAGTCTTTGTTGGTGTGACCGCTGCAGGTATCACACCACTGGTGCCTACACCAAGAGGGTTGATGTACCCCCATCAGATTCAGGCCACCTTATTTGAAACGCTACTGAACGGGACGGCCCCAGTACGACCCGATTGGTCCTTAGCGGCAGAAATGGTGCTTATTCTCAGCTTGGGGCTACTCGCGATTGCTTTGACCCATTTTTTGAAGGTCATGTGGGTCCCTGCGGGCCTGGGGGGTACTGCAGTTTTGACTGCAGGAGCCTCTATATGGGCTTTTTTGCGCTTTGGAATGCTCCTGGATGCGGCTTTACCGGTCCTTTTTACCGCCATTGTGGGCGGAGTGGGTGTGGCGCAGCGGATGATTGTTGAGTATCAGCAAAAACTGCAGATTAAGCGGCAATTTGAGCATTATTTAGACCCGAGACAGGTTCAGCGGCTTCAAAAAAACCCGGAATTACTGAAACTAGGCGGAGAAACGCGCTATTGCACGTTTTTGTTCACTGATTTGAGAGGTTTCACGTCTTTAAGTGAGCAGATAAGCCCTGCGGAGGTTACAAAAATTATGAACGCTACGCTGACTGTTCAAGTTGAGGAAGTTCAGCGCGCCGGAGGCATGGTGGATAAATTTATCGGCGATGCCGCTATGGCAATTTTTAATTGTCCTTTAGATTTGGAGGATCACGAGGACAGAGCGGTGGAGGCGGCTGTCAGGATACAAAAAAGGATCAAAGAGCTTAATGAAACGATGCCTGTAGAGGTGGCTATTGGCGTAGGTGTGAATTCGGGTAAGGCTGTTGTAGGCAACATGGGCTCGAACACAAGGTTTGACTTCACCGGGATCGGTGACTGCGTGAATACCGCGGCCAGGCTGGAATCCGCCACGAAAGAAGCCGGGGTTAATATCCTAATAGGCCAAGCTACCGCAGAAAAATGCAAATATGTGTTAAAGTCCTTGCCGGACATTCATGTGAAGGGCAAAGAAAAGCCTTTGCAAATCTATACCTTGGATCAAATTGAAGGTTGCTGACTGATGTATCAATACAAGGCCACCATCACGCGGATTATTGACGGTGACACGGTGGATTGCGACATTGATCTAGGCTTCAAAGTCATTCTCTTCAAGCAGCGCATCAGACTCTACGGCATAGATACTCCAGAATCTCGCACCCGAGATAAGGTTGAGAAGAAGTACGGGTTGCTGGCGAAGAAGTTCCTGGTGGACTTCATTGAAGCGGAGGACTACCAGATCACCCTCGAGACTGCCAAGGAAAGTGGCAGAGGTAAGTTTGGGCGTATTCTTGGCAAAATCATCAATAAACACGGTCAGTGCGTCAATGACCTGATGTGTCAGGTCGGACACGCGGTCCCTTACCACGGCCAATCAAAGGAAGACATCGCCGCCGAGCATATTCAGAACCGGGAGAGGGTTAAAAAAATAAGTGATAACACGTTAGTAGGATAGAGCATTGAACATATCGCAAGAAGGTTTGGACCTTATTAAAAAGTTTGAGGGCTGTGAGTTAAAGGCTTACCAAGATTCTGTAGGCGTTTGGACGATCGGTTACGGGCATACTAAAGGTGTCGAGGAAGGCCAAGAAATCACTCAAGACGAAGCCGAGGACATGCTTGCTTCAGAGCTTGATGAGTATGAAGGCTATATCAGGGACATGGTTGAGTGCGATCTCGAGCAAAACCAGTTTGATGCTCTGGTCGCGTGGGTTTACAACCTTGGGCCAACAAATCTAAGGTCATCAACGATGCTGAAGCGTTTGAACAAAAAGGATTTTGATGACGTCCCCAATCAGATAAAAAGGTGGGACAAGGCCGGGGGAAAGGTTCTTGCTGGTCTGGTTCGTCGCCGAGAAGCGGAATCGCTGCTATTTGAAGGAAAGGAATGGCAGAATGTTTAGCTATAAGAGGTAGTAAGACTGTATTTGATGATGTAAGATCGCAGATATGGATGAAGTCGATGTTGTCCAGTATGTTTTTACGCTGATTCGGGAAAGACGTTCTCTTATAAGAGAGAAATTAGAGAACAACGGCGTCAAGAACATGGAGCAGTATCGCGAACTTATGGGCGAGCTGAATGGCTTGAATTTAATGCGCCAGGAGCTTTCCGATATGCTAGAAAAACAGGAAAAATTAGATGCCTGAAACCGCCGCAAAAGAAGAGCTTCTGGATTCTTTGTATGTAGAAGCTAGCGAAAAAACCCTTGACCCCTCCCTAATTGACCAACCCGTTTTAGAGCGTTTACCTGCACCAGCGGGTTGGAGAATTTTGATTCTTCCTTACCGGCCTCCTAAAGCCACCAAAAGTGGTATTTTGTTTTCAGATAAGACTCTGGATGAGACTCAGATACAAACCGTAGCAGGTTATGTACTTAAAATGGGTCCCTTGGCTTATGCTGACAAGGAAAAATTTCCAGAAGGCCCCTGGTGCCAAGAAAAACAGTGGGTTATCTTTGCCCGGTATGCTGGATCACGCTTTAAGATTGAAGGTGGAGAAGTCAGACTTCTGAATGACGATGAAGTTTTAGCTACGATCAACAATCCAGAAGACATTCTACATAATTAGGGAGAAGGGCACGCATGGCTACCGCAGAAACACCGGCTGTAGAAGAGGTTGAAAAGGGTCAGGTTCCTTTAGATATCACCGAATCAGAGGAAGTGGTTGAGGTAGAAGCCCAAGAGGTTGAGCAGGCTGCGGATACCGAAGTTAAGGACAAGCCTGAAGCTACTGAGGAAAGCGAGCAGGAGCAGTACAG